ATGGTGAGGCCGATGCCAGCTTCCAACGGATCGCTGATGGCTGGAATATTATCGTGCGGTCAACAGATGGTGATCTGACGCCTGCGCATGTGGCAATTATGATGGATTGGATGAAGTCAGCGAGGCTGCTTCAGAGCATGGATCATGCCGATTCTTGGGTGGATAAGGCAGGGTACAGCGCTTTGGGCGCACAGCTTGCCATGAGAGAGCCTGAGAGGCCACATACAGAGCCATCTAATGCTAACGGTAAGGGTTCCATAGGGCCGAACGATATACGGCCTGAGAGCCGCGATTATTCACAGGGTTAAATTATGGTCAAAAAGAAGAAAAAGCCTAAGCCGCTGAACGAGGCCAGAAGCAGGGCTGATCACGGTACGCCAGAGGCGTTGCGGCAGGCTGACGGTGTGCAGTATGAGACAGTGGATGGCGGTCGTTTGGGCAGCGTCAAACGGGCGTACATCTCACGGCAAACGCCAATGGATCGATACAAGGCAAGAGGGCTGGTTAGTCAGCGGCAATACGATGCTGCTCATGCGTTTTTCGTGCTGTATGACAAGACAAGACAGGCAGGCAGAGTGACATCAAATTACGACAGGATCATCGTCGATGGTGGCGGTGGTGGCGGGATCAATGAGTATGCGTTCAGCGATTACATCAAGCTACAGCAAGCGTTGGGCATCGATTACGTCAGTGTGGTCAGGGCTGTGGTGGTTGAATGTGAGAGCGCAGGTGATTGGGCCAAGCGTTACAGATTGCCCAGCAGGATGGGCATTGAAAAGCTGCGGGATGGCTTGGATAGGCTGGCGAAAATCATGGGTGTGTCGTGAGGGCGGCAAGTGGTGATGAAACAGCAGAACGCAGGTGACGTTTGTGTTAAGCCGCCCTCAACGTGGTGATAGCATGTGCGCAACTAAAACTAAATATGACGTGTACAAATATAATCTATTGACCGATCAACACCTGATATGCAAATGGCATATATAATAGCTATCCCTGTGTTGGTTCACTGGCGTCCCTTTTTGGGGCGCTTTTTTTTGCTTGGAGGTGTTGCGATGGCTGGACGTAAACGCAAAACCACCCCAACCGTCATGCGCAAGATTGCCGAGCGATTGGCCGAAGGTGAGACACTCATCGATATTTGCAAGGACGATGATATGCCATGCTATCGTGCAGTTACTGATGCAATCCTTGTGGACGAGGAGGTCTATGAGATCTATCGCCGTGGCCGTGTGTTGCAGGGCGAATACTTTGCTGACGTAATCAACAGCGTGGCGTTGGCACCGTTGCCAGATGTCGACCCAAGAGCGCAACATGCAGAAAACGGACGGCGCACATTGCTGATCAATACGTTGAAGTGGACAACTGGCAGGGCGCAGCCGCATGGCATCAGAGATCGCAAGGAAGATGCACCAGAGCAACAGGCTATCACGATCAGTTGGGCTGGTGGCAATGTTGACGTGTCAGCAGGCGAGGGCTAAAGTCCTGTATATCACTCATCCAAAGACGCCGATCTACGCGCGGGAGGCTGGGCGAAAATCGATGCTGCATTGCACGAAAAACAGAGGTCAATTCTCGCTAGAGTTGATTATCCAATGAAATCAATGGCATTTTATTAACATAATATCGATTATGCGCCTTACCATGCCTTCTGGTTGTTTTGAGAAATCCCAAACCCCACCCTCGGTTGAAATTTCCGCCCCTTTCTATAGCGTAGAACCCGACCCAAAAATGCACACATCCACTGCCAGCGAGGCCGTCTTTCTGTGGAAATCGTAATCCCATATAGCCCTCGTCCTTTGCAGGCTGCTCTCCACGCTGAGATGCAACGCAAGCGCTGGGGCGTCATTGTTAGCCATCGTCGCTTTGGCAAAACTGTGTGGGCCATCAATCACATCCTGCGTGACTGCATTATGTCGCCACATCCGCGACCCCGTTATGCTTATATGGCGCCCACCTTCCGTCAGGCCAAATCGGTAGCTTGGGATTACCTAAAGGAATTTGCTGGCAAGATCCCCGGCGTGACTTTCCACGAAACTGAATTGCGCTGCGACTTACCCACTGGTGGCCGCATATCCTTACTTGGCGCTGAGAACTACGAAAGCCTGCGCGGCTTATACTTGATGGGCTGCGTGATGGATGAATACGCCAGCATTTCGGAGACTGTGTTTCCTGAGATCCTGCGCCCAGCTTTATCTGATCACAAAGGCTGGTGCTGCATGATTGGCACACCTGCTGGACACAATGCGTTTTTTGATTTGTACGAAAAGGCGTCGGTCGATGACGATTGGCTTTGCGTGGTTAACAAGGCGTCAGAGACTGGCATCTTGGATCAAGAAGAATTAGCCGCTGCTAAAACGATGATGAGCGAAAACCAATACGCTCAAGAATTTGAATGCAGTTGGACTGCAAATGTCGCTGGCTCAATATATGGCAAAGAGTTGGAAGCCGCGCAAACTGAGGGCAGGGTGTGCAACGTCCCTTATGACCCGGCGCACAAAGTTGACACGTTTTTTGACCTCGGCATTGGCGACAGCACCAGCGTCTGGTTTACCCAAACCGTTGGCAGGGCAATCCATGTCATAGACTTCTACGAGGCGCGCAACGAAGGCTTACCGCACTACTGCAAGATGCTGACTGACCGCAGGTATGTTTATGGCGATCACCACGCCCCGCACGACATCGAGGTCAGAGAGCTGGGCAGCGGTAAATCACGGCGCGAAGTTGCTTGGGACTTGGGCTTGAATTTCCGCGTAGTGCCTAAATTGCCAATCGAAGACGGCATTCACGCTGCACAGATGCTGATACCCCGATGTTACTTTGACCGCGAGAAAACCAAAGACGGCCTTGAGGCATTACGACAATACCACCGGGCTTATTCTGAAAAAACTCGATCTTTCAGAGCATCCCCAGTTCACGATTGGTCATCTCATAGCGCCGATTCGTTTCGTTATTTAGCCGTTGGTTTACGGCAACCCCGCGATCATCAGCGTGTTCCGCAGCAACAGGCTGTGATGGAATACAACCCGTTTGCGGCATAGTTAGGAGATAAGATATGGGTGGAATGGCATCAGCAGCGGCTAACGATTTTAAAATTGGTGTTGGCTTAAAAGATGACGTTGAAGGCAATGACCCACAGCTTGACGGGGGTTTGACGGGCTACCAACGGCGCACCCAGCAACGCAAGAAAAGAGAAGCTGACGCAATCAGGGACTTTCAGCTTTTGCGCAACGACGATCCACCCGCGAGCCAACCCGCACCAGCCCGTGCAGCCCCAGCGACCAACTACAGCGCAGCCTCGGTGGCTCCGGTAGCCCCCACAGTGCCTGACCCTGACGAGATTGGCGACACTGAGCAAGCGCTGCTTGACCAGCAGAAAAAGGGCCGCTCATCCACGATAGCCACCAGCAGCCGGGGGTTACTCTCTGGCGAGGATGACACCAGCAAGAAGCGCTCACTTATGGGGAGCCTGATCACATGATGTACAAAAAGAAAAACATCGCTGGCGAAATGGGTGCCAAGGCATCCCAGCCTGCTAAGCGCCGCCAGACTGTTGACCCATTGGAGCGCGCAAGCCAGAAGATGGAAGGCCGCATGAAGGGCGGCGATCCCAAGAAGGCCAAGCGCAAGTCAATGATGTCAAGCTACGGGCTGGCCTAATGCAAGTATCCCCAATGATTGCCAATCTTGATCGGCGCTTTAAGCAACTCCAAAGCCAGCGATCTAATTGGGAAAGCCACTGGCAAGAGTTGGCAGACTACATGCTGCCCCGCAAAGCCGAGATAACGAGGAAGCGCACTCAAGGCGATAAGCGCACCGAGCGCATTTTCGACGGCACGGCAATCCACGCTGTAGAACTGCTGGCGTCCTCATTGCATGGTATGCTCACCAGCCCATCCACCCCGTGGTTTAGCATGAGATACCGCAACCCGGCATTGCAGGGCGATGATGAAGCCAACGAATGGCTAGAGTTGGCCATCGATCAAATGTATCAGGCGTTCAATCGCAGCAACTTCCAGCAAGAAATCCACGAGTTGTATTATGATCTGGTGACCTTTGGCACTGCCGCCATATATGTCACTGGCGATGCAGAAGGTTTGCAATTCAGCAGCCGACACATTGCCGAAATTTACATCAGCCAGAATGCCAAAGATCAGGTGGATACAGTTTACCGCAAGTTCAAGCTAACAGCTCGTGCAATGGAGCAGCAATTCGGCGCTGATGCTTTACCTGCGCAATGCATTAAGGATCTGAAGGAAGAGCCTTACAAAGAGCACGAGATCATCCACGTTGTGTTTCCGCGTGCTGATGCAAAGGGCAAGCTGGCCAAAGCCAAACCGTTTGCCAGCATTTACTACCACGCTGACAGCCGCAAGTTACTAAGTGAAGGCGGCTTTGACGATTTTCCATTTATGGTACCCAGATTCAATAAGGATTCTTCATCGTCTTATGGAAGATCTGTATCGATGAACGCGTTGCCCGATACGAAAATGTTGAACAAGATGAGCGAAGTCACCATCAGGGCCGCACAAAAACAGATTGATCCACCTTTGATGGTACCGGATGACGGGTTTATGCTGCCTGTTCGCACAACCCCCGGTAGTTTAA